TTAGACAATCGAAAAACAAATGCACAGCAAGCAAACAGAAGGCTTTACCGTATGGGGCAGACTGAGCCGGTTTTCGTCCACCATATCTTGATTAAAGACACTTTAGATAAATGGGTTTTGGAAGAGGTACTAACACCTAAGGAAGAAAGACAAGAGCAAATGCTTTTGGCATTAAAAGCAAAAATCGAGGAGTCGGCACATGACAGAAAATCAAAGAAAAGCTAAAAACACTTAGACAAGTACAGAAAGAAGACTAATAGCCTCTATTATTTGAGCTTGCGAGTTGAAGAGTTGAGGGCCAGAGCAGACGAACATAAGTCTTGTCTGAACATAAAGAGGGGGCAGTTAGGAAATAGGATGGTCCCGCTTGAAGGACACACGGCTTTCAATCCCAAAACCAGAGAGCGGATATTAGATAAACTACTAGAAAGGAGTTTGGAGCTTGACGAGAAAACCGATGTCAACCAGTTTTTATACCTAGAACTTGAGAAGCAAATACATGAATACTGTGAGCAGCCGGAAGCGGCCGTCGTATTGCTGCGATATTTAGGATTACTAACTTACAGAGAGATATCGGAGCGAGTAAATTACTCTATTAGTCATGTTCGAAGACTACACATGCAAGGGCTCGAACAGTTTGGTGAAAAGATGAGCACCTATGAGCACTAATGGCAAAGTAAATACGTGAAAGCGTGGTATAATGGTAACCAGTAAAAGTATACCTATCACACTCTTGGGGCTTTTATTTTATTCTCAGCGCGAAAATTTTTGGGTTATGTTTTTGGATTTCTCCGGCGCTGAGAATATTAATTTATTAAGACGGCTTATGCAGGGCCGTCTTTTTTATTGGAAAGGTGGTGAACTTATTGGCTAAGAAAAGAAGACGACTTACAGTTAAACAAAAGAATTTTGCTGATGAGTACATCATCAGTGGGAATGCGAGTGAAGCATATAAGCTAGCAGGGTACGCCTGGAAGACAGATGGAGCGGCTAGGACTAATGCTTCAATACTTTTAACAAATCATAACGTAAAAGCCTACATCGACGAGCGTATAGCAGAAATGGACGATAGGGCAATAGCAAAACAAGAAGAAGTTTTGAAGTATCTATCTTCAGTAATGAGGGGCGAATCCGAGGCAGAAGTAGTTGTCGTTGAAGGTGAAGGGGACGGATATTCAAGCGCACGACGTGTTAAAAAGAACCCGGATGAGCGAGAAAGACTGAAAGCGGCTGAGCTTTTAGGCAAACGATATGGAACTTTCACCGAGAAGTACGACGTTTTGGCTGACTTAGAGCTGCGCATTAATATTGACTATGGCGACGAAGACGATTAAGGCTAATCCGGTTTTTAGGCCGGTCCATAGAACAAAAAAGAGATATGTAGTTTTAAGAGGTTCGGCAGGCTCTGGGAAATCGGTAGACACAGCGCAGCAATATATTTTAAGGCTAATGCAAGACAAGGGTAGAAACTTGGTTGCAATGAGAAAAGCTGAGGTTACTAACCGAGATAGCACTTACGCTGAGCTTTTATCGGCTATTAGGCGTATGGGCTTTAGTTCCTATTGGAATGAAACCTTAAGCCCTTTGAAGCTGACCTGTATTAATGGTAATTCAATCATTTTTAGAGGGATGCATGATGATAGGCAGCGAGAAAAGATTAAGTCAATCACGTTTGAGACAGGCTCGCTGACAGATATATGGCTTGAAGAAGCAACTGAATTTACGCCTGAAGATTTTGAAATATTAGATGACCGTTTGAGAGGGGAACTTCCAGACGGTTATTTTTATCAGATGAAACTTACCTTTAATCCAGTCAGTAAAACTCACTGGATTAAGAGACAGTTTTTTGATTATAAGGACGAAAACACACTAACTCATCACTCGACTTATCTTGATAACCGCTTCATTGATGAGGCGTATCACGAGAGGATGAAGCGTCGTAAGGTAATAGACCCGGACGGCTATAGGATATATGGCCTCGGGGATTGGGGCGAAGTAGGCGGGCTAATCTTAAGCAATTGGCAAGTTGAAGCGCTGGAGCAGGACTTCAGCTATTACGACGATATAGCCTTAGGCCAAGACTTTGGTTTCAATCATGCTAACGCAATATTACTACTAGGTTACAAAGACGGAGATATATACGTACTTCGCGAGATATACGAATACGAAAAAGACACAAATGAATTAATTAAAATAGCCGAAGGCAAGATTCCGAGGGGCCCAAGTATGTGGTGCGATTCGGCTGAGCCTGACCGAATAAAAATGTGGAGAAAAGCTGACTACAGAGCAAGGCCCGTATCTAAAGAACAAACAATCGGCAGAAAGTATCAAGCCGTTCAAATTGATTGGCTTAAGCAGAGAAACATTTATATTGACCCTTCTTGCGTGAGCACGATTAAAGAGATAGGCCAGTGGAAATGGAAACGAGACCAGACTACTGGCGAATACTATGACGAGCCGGTCGCTTTTATGGACGATGCGATGTCAGCGCTTAGGTACGGAGTAGAGGGATGGCGAAAGGTTAGAGCTGAAACTACTAACGTAGAAGCGCAAATGAGCGCAGCAAAAGCTTTAGGATTATAGGAGAAACTGAATGCAAGAATTTGAATATGCAAAAGATATAGACCAAAAAAGAAAGCAAGATGCGTATTTAACGTATACACCTGAGAGCGTACTCAGATACAAGGTTGATTCTCTAAGCGATATCTTTGCCGAGCCAAAACTATTGCTTGATATGGTTAAGCATCACGCTACCTATCAAGTGCCGAGGCTTAATTGGCTTGAGTCTTACTATTTAGCTAGTAATCCTAAAATTATGGAAGGAAAGAGAAGGCAGGAAGAAAACAAGGCCGACCATCGCGCAAGACACGCCTTTGCTGCAATTATCTCGGACTTTCTTAACTCGTACGTCATAGGAAATTCAGTGAAGATTGAAGGGAACTTTGATGAAAAAGGTCCAGGAAACTTTAAGGACGTGCTAGATGAGTTTAACGAGGCAAATGACATCGACGCCCACAATATCGAAATAGGCAAAGACCAAAACAATATGGGAAGGGCTTACGAGCTGCTTCAAAGAACGGAGCAGGACGAGGACAAAGTCTATAGGCTTGACCCCAGAACAGTGTTCATGATTTACGATAACACAGTTAGAGAAAGAGTTATTGGGGCTTGTAGGTATTACAGACTTAACAGCTACGCTTCAGGTAGCGCGAAGTATAACATTGAGCTTTATACGCCTACTCACGTGCATCACTTCCAGCCAGTTAATATTCATACTGAGACTAGCATCGTTTTAGATGAAGAGCTGGACGAAGAGCATTCGTTCCACGGCGTTCCGGTTGTAGAATACCGGTCTGATAGATTCAGAATGTCAGTCTATGAAAGACAGATAAGCTTAATTGATTTATATGACTCAGCTCAATCCGATACGGCGAACTATATGTCGGACTTCAACGATGCAATTTTGGTTTTAGAGGGTAAAATCAAAAACGCTGACGACGCTGAATACATGAAGAAGATGAAAGACGCAAACATATTAGTCTTAGTACCTGAGGAAGATGACCTCGGAAGTGCAAAAGGAGCGCTAAAAGCAAGCTATCTTACAAAGTCATACGATGTTCAAGGAGTAGAGGCTTATAAGACAAGACTGAAAGATGATATTTACAACTTATCTTCCATACCTAACCTATCAGACGAGGCTTTTTCGGGTAATCAATCAGGTGAAGCGCTTAAATATAAAATGTTTGGCCTGCAGCAGCAGAGAAACGATAAAGAGTTATTTTTGGCTAAAGGTTTTAGGGTTAGATATAAGCTACTTGAAAACTTAAAGAAAACAGTCAAAGAATATTCAGGTGAAGGAGCCGAATTAACCTTTAAATTTACGCCTAACTTGCCGAAGGCTTTCCTGGATGAGCTGAAAGCCTTTAGAGATTCAGGCGGACAGATAAGCCAGGAGACAATGCTAGGCCTCTTAAGCTTTGTCGATGATGTAAAACAAGAACTTGAGCGAATAGAAAGCGAGAACAAAACAGAGTCTCGCTTTTTTGATTCTTATGGTTTTGATGAGGGTTTAGACGATGGCGACGAGAGCTAAAAGGTATGGCCGAGAACGAGAACGGATTTATCAGGAATGGGTAAAAAACCAGGACCGGAGAATTGCGGACGAGATATCAGGGACCTATCAGCTCGCGGCGGATAGCATTCAACGCGAAACAGAAGCTTGGCTAACTAGGTTTTCGAAAGCGCAAGGCGTAACGCCTGCTGAAGCACTTAAGACAGTTTCTAATGCGGATATGAAAGCTTTGGAGCGTAAAGCGAAGTACTATGTAGACAAACGCTGGAAGGATAACGACGTAACAACGCCGTTCACTGATAAAGCTAATCGCGAAATGCGGGAGTACAACTTCGCGATGAAACTCAGTAGGCATGAATACTTACTAAGGTCTATTAATATGGAACTCACCGATATGGCGGTCTCCTCAGATAAATTGATTAAAGGGTATCTGCAAAAGATGACCGGGACTGAGCTTAAAAGACAAGCGGGTCTACTAGGGCTAAGGAACTTATCACCGGAAGAGTTAACACGAAACATAGGCACAATTGTCAATGCAAGTTTTCACGGTACGACGTTCTCAGAGCGAATCTGGAAGTATCAGAGCGGCCTCAGGGAAAGCCTTCATGAAGGGATAGCTGAAGCAATGCTAATGGGCAAAAACCCTACAACCTGGATGGGTAAATTCACGCCTTACTTAAAAGACGGCATACAAAACACGACTCATGCAATGAGACGGCTTGCGATAACCGAGTCCGGAAGGGTCCAGATTGAAGCGCAAAGAAAAAGCTATATCGATGCTGGGTACACGCAATATGAAGTTGTATGTGAAATAACCGCTTGCGAAATATGCATGGAGCATGATGGCGAGATATACGAAGTTTCAAGAATGAGACAAGGTGAGAACGCACCAGTGTTTCATCCATACTGTAAGTGCTCAACTGCTGCAGCGGTTGATAGGCAAGAGATAGAGGCTCTGTTAGAATCTAAAGACGAC